GTGCCGGCCTACCTGCGTCCACGACGACAGCAGCGTGGACCGCATCACGAAGTCCGCCATGCGGCGAGTGATGCCAGAGCCTGTGAACTCTCCGACGACGCGCCCGGCGGAGATGGCAGAGCCCGCCGCTTCCTCGGCCACCAGGCCCATGCGGACGGCGAACAGGCGGTCCTCCTTGTCGAAGGCGCCGCGCACGTAGCGGGACACCTGCCGTCCGAACACCTTGACCGGGTTCATCCCGTTGAACAGGGCCGTCATGGTGACGAAGCCGGTGTCGGACAGGGCGGAGATGAACGCGCCGCCGAGCTGCGAAGCGACCAGCACGTTGCGCGTTGCCCGACTGAAGCCGGCGAAGCGCGGCCCCCACGGCGATTCGGCGCGCCCCATCATCTCGCGGTAGTCGTTGAGGATGGACACCGGGTCTCGGTTGCCGTCGATGGCCCGAGCGCGCTGGTACATCAGGTCGATGGTCAGGTCCGGGTTCGGCCCGAGCGTTTGCACGGCGGCAATCTCGGTGGCGCGCCGGTCGATGTGGCCGACCATCAGGGAAAAGTAGTCGCCGCCGGATCCGAACTGCTCGTCGTACTCGATCTGCGAGTCCGCATCCTTGAAGACCAGCACGCGCTCCTCGCTGTGCCGGTCGGCCAGGCGCGCCGGACGCCGCTTGCCGGAGCCGACGCGCAGGTTGCCGATCTGGTTCAGGCCGTTGGTCGAGATGTTCTCGAACACTTCGTCCAGCAGCTCCTCCAGCTCGGTGTCTGTGACCGGCTCGCCGGTGCGCCGACTGGTGATTTTCGAGCGGTCGAGCTTGCCGCGGATCGAGTCCTTCCACGCGGCGAGGTGGCGCGGGTCGCCGCGCGGAACGTCCTTGCCCGCCGCGTACGCGATGGCGACGGTGTCGTGCGTCTGCGGCACGCGCCAGTCGCGGCGCTCCTTGATGTCGAAGCCAGCTGACTTCGCTCGGCGCACGAGGTAGTTGTCCACCTTCTGCCACTGCTTCGCGATGTCCTTCGCCACCTGAGACACCGGCGCGTTTTCGTCGTACAGCGCGCGCAGCACGTCCTGAGCCAGCACCTTCTCCTGCTTGATCCCCAGGTACTTGGAGCGCAGGTGCTCCAGGCCGTCGGCGAACAGCGCATGCGCCCGGCCGCGGATGACGTTGCGCAGCGTTTCCACGTTCGGGAGGTCCTGGCTGACGAACTCGCCGCGCGGGTCTCGGGTGAGCAGCGACCGGAAGATTTCCTGGCCGCGGTCCGCACGCCGGCTGGTGGCGCGCTGCTCCATCTCCGCCTGGTACTTCGTGATCCGGTTGTAGGCGGCGAACTGAAGCGAGGTCTGAACCTCCCGCGTCTGGAGACGGTCTTCGAGCTGGCGGATGAGGCGATCGGCCTCGATCAGCGCGTCCGTGCTCGCGCCACCGACGCGCATCTGCTCGGCCATGTCCAGCAGCTCGTCCACCAGAGCCTGGTTGACCGTGCCCTTCCGGGCCTTGATGGCGATGCATTCAAGAGGCGTTGGCATTGGCGAAGCACCGTTTAAACTCTTCGATGAAAGCGCGCTCCTCGTCGATTTCGCGCGCCGCCTGCTCCGGCGTGATTGCCCGGCCATCGGCAGTCTCGATTCGGGCGCCCTCCGGCAGCTCGGCAATGGCCTCGTCGGACAGCTCCTGCATGCGGGCCTCGCGGATCCGGGTCACGGCCTCGCCCTGCTGCTCCTCGATGAGACGCTGGTAGTCCTCCTCGGCGTCCTGTGCGCGGCGCACCTGGCCGTCTGGCGGCTCGCCGCGCGCCTGGCCCTCAACCATCCATTCCGTGTTCAGGCGGCGCAGCTCGGCGTCCGACAGGGCAGAGCCGATGCGCTCGTTGAACGCCCCGGCAGCAGCCTCCCGTCGGCGGCGGGCCTCCAGCAGCGCTTCTCCGGCGCTCTCGCGGGCTTTCATGGCTTCGACGCGCTCTGCCTCCAGCGCATCCTCCTCGGCCTGGAGACGGCGAATCTCGGCTTCTCGCGCGGCGTTCGCTTCCGCCATGCGCTCGCGCTGGCGCTCCACGCGCTTGCGCCCCTTGTCGAGCAGCCGGCCGCGGCTCGCCCGCGCCTGGCGGGAGACGGCCTCGTTGCCTGCGGTCTCGATCTGCCGGCCGAGCTGCGCCACCCGCGCCCGGTCGGCGGCGTCGAGCGCGCCGATGGCCTCGTCCTGGCTGATGAGCCCCCGCGGGATCTGCTGGTCCTCGGCCATGAGGGCGCGGATCTGCGCGGTCTGGTTCGCCTGCTGTCGTTCGAGCACATCCGCCAGCCGGGTCTCGGCCTCGCGCACCGCCTCCAGCACGGGGCGCTCCTCGGCGACGGCAGTCCGCAGCTCGCGGACCACGCCGTCCACGCGCGAGCGTGCGATCACCGCCTCCAGCCCGTTGTTCGTGCTCTCCAGCACGCGCCCCAGGTTCGGCAGCATCTCGTCGAGGTCGAGCCCCACGGTCTCCAGAGACCGCAGCCGCTTCGCCAGTCCGTTTAAACTGATCGTCTCCAGGCCCAGGTCTAGGGTGTCGTCGTCGGCGCGGGCCCGAACCGCACGGCCCTGGACCAGCGCGAGCCGCGCTTCCTCCAGGCGGCGCTGGTGGGCAGCCTCGTCCTCGGGGGTGGGCCGCCCGATGGGCTGCGACGCTTCCACCTGCGCCGCCTTCTCCACCTCGATGTAGGCGGCCTTCTCCTGGTCCGTCATGTCGGCGATGTTCAGCTCGCCGGTCGTCGCGTCCACGGTGTCGCGCTTCCCGCGGATCAGTTGCGCCATCTGCTCCATGCCCAGGCCGGCGACCCGGAAGGCGCCGTAGAGGCCGGCGCCGGCGGTGGCCGCCGTGAGCACGTTCTCCACGCCCTTTCCGAAGCCCGCCTCCAGGCCGGCCTCGGCGCGGAAGGACTGGACGATGGGCTGGACCAGCGCCTCGGTGCCGCCGGCGATGCCGGCCTCGATCAGCATGCCGCTCATGATCCCGGACGCCGCCGGTGCGGCCAGCACCATGGACGCGGCGATCGGCGGATCCGTCACGACGGCGGAGATTTCGCCGGCGATGCCCCCGAGCGCGGCCAGGCCGGACGCCCGCGCGGCCAGGTCGTCGCGCTGCGCTTCCAGCCGCTGCGCCTGCGTGTAGACGTGATTCATCACGTCGTTGTGGGAGCGCGCCGGCAGGGCGTTCGCCAGCGCCGGGTTCTGGTCCATCTCCTCGGCCATGCGATCCCAAAACGCGGCGATGCTCTGCTCGCCGTGCGGGATCACGTCGGCCACGGTCGTGCGCCCGCCGCGCCCGCCGGGGCGACGGCCGTGGTACTGGAACGATTGGCCGGTCACGTTGCGGTAGGCGTCGAGCACCTGTCGGTACTCCTTGGCCATGTTGAGCGGCCGGGAGATGGAGCGGTCGTTGTAGAGGAACGCGTTGGCCGCGGCCCCGGCGTACTCGCCGAAGTCGGTCGGGATCACGGCCTTGCCCTGCTGGCGAACCGCGCTGTGATGCACGCTGTCCGGCGGGATGAACGCCATCAGAGGTCCGCTCCCGTTTCCACGCGTCCGCTAGGACGTGCGCGCTCGCCGGCCGTGTCCCTACGGCGCGCCAGCGGCGGCGCCGCAGCGGCCGGACGCGCTGCCATCTGCATCGGGATCTGGCCGGAGTAGTCGTCGAACATGGCGCCGACGTTCAGCAGGAACGGCTGCTGGTTCCTGCCGTACAGCGGCTTGCCCCCGACCATGATGTAGTAGACGCCATCGCTGTGCGGGCGCAGCGTCGCGTGGTCGAGAAACTTCTGCGAGGTGATGACGCCGCCGACGCCGGCGGGTAGGCCGCCGTCCCCCATTGGAGACAGCGACCCGTCCGGCAGCGCGACGTGCCCGTAGCGGTTGAAGGTGAACGCTTCCGCACTGAACTGCTGCCCCACGTAGTTGGTCAGCAGCGCGTCGAAGTCGTCCTGCGTCATGCCCCGGCGCGGCACGATGGTGTCCTCGCCGTTCATGCGCACCAGCCCGCCAGACACGGAGTCGAGCGCGTCGCGGAAGTCGGAGCTGTTGATGTCCGCGCCGCTCTGGAGGTTCGCCGCATCGGTGTTGGCGGCGTAGAAAGCGGTGGCGGCCGGCACCAGCGCTTCGTGCAGCGCCGGGTGGTTCGTGAACAGGTTGTAATACTCGTCGGGGATGGCCGCTCGAATCTGGTTGTCAGTCAGCGCGTACTGCTCGCTCTCCATGATGCGCCGGCCGCGGATGATCTGCTCCGAGACGCGGGCGGATTCGGGCGCTAGCGCCACCGCCGTCGCCATGGTCTCCTCGTTCTCGGACCAGATTTGCGCGGCCACGCCCTTCACCATGTTGTCGGGAAGGTTCTCTGCCATGACGGCGAGCTGCGCGGCCGCCGTGTCGGGCGGCAGATCCTTCAGCGTTCGTGCAAACGCCGCGGCCTGCGCCGGCGCGAGCACGCCGATGTCGCCTCGGTTGTAGAACTCCTCGGCCTGGTAGCCGGCGCGGGCCAGCGCCTGCCACTCCTGCGCCGATGGGCCGATGGGGTTGTCCGGGTCCGTCGTGTCGAGCGTCAGCGGCGGGCGCTCGCGGAGCACACCGGCCGCGACGAGCCCGCCGATCGGGTCGCGCCGCCCCATCTCCTCGGTCTCGGTGATGATCTGCTCCATGCCGCGGAGCATGCGCGTCTGCATCTCGGTGGTGTTCGGCGATGCGTTTACACGAGCCAGCACGGCGTCGCGCCTCGCCTGCATGCCGGGCAGTCCGAGGCTGCGGAAGCCTGCAATGTTCTCCTGAAGGCGCAAAAACTCGTCCACGTCGCTGCTCACCACGGGATCGTCGAGCGCTTCGGCTGCGGCGATTAGCGACTGGTCGTCGGGCAGGAACGCGTCGGTGCGGTCGAGCATGCCCGCGTTGATGCGGTCCTTGATCTTGTCGCGGAGGAACTTCTTGTTGGCCTGGTCCTCGCTGTCGGCCGCGCGGGCGCGCCGGGCAATCTCCGCGCGTGCCGCGCCGATGAGCGAGCGCTTCTCGTCGTCCGTGAGCTTGTTGTCCCACAGCTCGGTCTCGGTCAGCTCGTAGAGCGCGCGCTCCGGGCCGTTGACGAACGTGCCGTCCTCCGCCTGCATGGACGGCTGCATGATGCGGCCGGACAGCGATCCGTAGGCGAGCTTCCGCAGCGACTGATAGGCCAGCTCCCGCTTGAAGTTCTCCGGCTGGTCGAGGGCGCCGATGTCCTCGCCCATGTTCCCGGCGGCTTGCTCGAACAGGTCGGGGTTGCTGAGCAGCCGGTTCGCCTGGAGGTCAGACGCTTCGGCGAAGCTCTGGTTCAGGTATTCGACGGCAGCGGCGGCTTCGATGCGCAGCGCCTGCGACTCGATGCGCGCCGTCAGGCGGCGCATGCGGTTACCAAGCTCCCCGCGCGCCAGCTCCGGCGCAGCGTCCAGCTCGGTCTGGTACTTCGCCGCCAGTTCCTCGGCCACGGTCGCTGTAAACGCTCCGGGATCCTTGCCGTCCATGCCGAGCCGCAGCTCCTCCAACCGCTGCTCCATCTCCAGCGCGATGCGCGGCTCCTCGCGGGCCACGTAGGCGTTCGAGATGTTCTGCTGGATGCGCTGGCTCGCCTGCTGCGCGGTGCGCGCGCCCTGAGCGAAGGACTGGAGCCCCTGCGCGATCAGCTCCGGGGACTGGTCGATGCTTCGGCTGCCGGCGGTGGCCTGCTGGAGCCGGCCGGGACGCGTGATGCGGATGCTCATGTGGACACCTCGGCTCGGCCAGTGGTCAAAAGTCGCTGCTGCTGCTGCGCAAGCTGAAGCTGCTGCCCGCCGGCCGTCACGTCACCGGCAACCCCGAGCGCAGTGGAGATGAGCTGTGCGCGGCCCGTGCGTCGCAGTTCGCGCGCCTGGCGCTGGCTGGCGGCCGCTTGCGTAGCGCCGGAGTAGAGCGCCTGGCGCGCCTCCAGCTCGGCCTGCGCTGCGTTCTGCGCAGCCAGGGCCAGGGGTGTGCCGATGAACTGGATGCCGGACGAGGCGGCCATCGCCTTCTCGCGAGAGAAGTCGATGACCGCCTGCCGACGGATCGCCATGGCTTCTTCGTTGGACTGGAGCAGCCGGAGCCGCGCGTTGTCCTCCGCTACCTGCGCATCGAACTCGCTGCGCCGGCGGGCCTGGAGCCCGGCGTACACGCGGCCGCCGATCTGCGCGCCGGTCGAGAGCACCAGCCAGGTAACGGGGTCGATCGCCATGCCGTCCTACCTCGTGTAAACGCTCAGGGTCAGAGCCGGTCTACGGCGTCCTGAGCGTCGGCCATGACATCGGCCAGTTCTTCGTCGGTGAGGTCGCGTCCCTCGGCCTCCGCCGTGCGCAGCGTGTCGAGCAGCTTGCCGACGTTGCCGCCCACCTCGCGGTAGAGGGCGATGGCGCCGAGCACCAGGTTGATGATCTTCGTCGGGTCCATGGTCAGGTGGCCTCCGTCAGGGTGCCGCGCACCGTGCGGAGCACGGCCTCCACGCGGCTAAGGGTGTCCTCCGCCTCCGCCGTGCGGCCGGCGCGGACGGCGGCCTCGGCGTCGCGAAGCCCGTCGAGCACGTCCTGGAGCTGCACCTTGATGTCGGCGCGCTCGGCGTCGGAGATGAGCCCCTGCTCGTGCAAGGCGATGGCGGATTCCGCCACGCTCTCCACGGCCACGGCGGTCGCGGCGATGGCGCGGAACGGGGTCTCGCTCATGGACGGCTGCTCGAAGAACTGGCAGCCGGCGACGGCGATGGTCAGCATGGTCAGGGCGACGAGGTTCGCCCACGCTCGGACCGGGTTCATGCGGTGGTCTCCTTCGTGAACAGCGCCGCGGCGGACGCGATGAGGGTCGTGAAGGCTGCCTCGATGCCCGTCGGCGCGGTCTCCATGAGACCGGGCGCAAAGTAGCTCAGCAGCCAGATGGCGATGGTGGCCGCCGCGCCGGCAGCAGCGGTGGCCGTGGCCTTCCGCTGAGACGGCTTGTGCGGCGTGGTCGGTTCGCTCATGCAGGCACCTCCGTGAACGCTCCCAGGGCCGCTTCGACGGAGACGTACTCTTGCGGCTGGTCGCGGTCGGGTCGGATTCCACCCCAGACGGCCGGATGGCCGGGGGCATTGCTCCGTCGAACATCGAGATGGAGACCCGGCGTCGGCCGCCAGTGCGGGTAAACGCCGATCCCCGTGAACCCCACGTCGCGCGCCTGCTGGTACGCGACACGCAGGTCTTCCGCGGTGAGGATGCCGTCGGGCAGCACGTCCACCGCGCGCACCATTCCCCACTTGTTGTAGTTGTGCTGACTGTCGCTGTCGTCCTTCCGGCCGATGGCCTTCTCGACCGGCGAGATGCGGACCGGCTTGCCGCGGAGCCCGCGAAACGCATCGAGGCGCACGAGCAGCACCGGGTCCATCATGGATGCCCACCCACGAAACTCGTCCTCGTCGAAGTAATGGGTCATGTAAACGGTCCACGGGTACGCGCTCATCCGTCACACCCCTCGATGGAATCGCACATGCGCTCCATGGTCTCACGCAGCTCCTCGATGTTAGCGGCGTTCTTCTGCACCAGCTCCATGTGCAGGTCCATGCGCTCGTCCACGATGTCCCGGTCACGCTGCGCGTCGCTGGTCGTGTAGCTCGCCAGGACGCGCTCGCGCTGCCCCTGCTCGACGTTGCGCACTCGCTCGCGCAGCTCGCGCTCCAGCGTGACGAAGCTGGCGTTCAGGCTGGCCGTCTGGATCGACAGCGCCTTCACGTCTCGGCCTACCTGCTGCTGCCAGTTCAGCACGAAGCCGAGCAGCACGGGGGCGGCCAGCGATGTCAGCATCGTCACGCCTCGGTACATCGTCAGCTTGGATGGAAGGTGCATCTGTCCGTTTCCGTTAGTCATCGGTCTGAAATCACCATGTCGAATACGATGCCGCGCAGTGCAAACGGCAGGGGTTCTTCACCGCGAACTTCCACAAGGGTCTCCTGTTCCCACTTGGATTCGGGAAGCGTCTTCTCGAACACGCGAGTCCGTGGCGTGATCTGCACTCCCAGCTCATCCTCCGGCTTGCGGAGTTCCACAAGGTCGAAGGTGGAGCCGCCTTTCATGCCGATTCGACAGGCGATCGTGTTGTAGAGCAGAAGGTGCGCGCGGACCGCTCGCTGGCGGTGTCCCTGCGAAGCACCTGTGTTGGACCCAGGATCCGGCGTGACCGGAACCACCCGCGAAGTGTAGGGGAGGCCGACGACCACCACGTCGGGCTCCCCCTCCACCGTGATTTCCCCTCCGGCAACCACGGCCGTCCCTTTGAACAGACCGTCTGCGACCACCTGGACGGTCTCGCCTTCGAGGTGGTCCAGGTCCGGGATCGTCGTGATCGGCGAGCCGGGCTCGTAGATCACAGCGCCATCCACGAACGGCCACCGCTTCTGGTCATCGCCTTCAGTGAACGCGCGTTGCACGTACTCGACGGTGCGCTCGGCAGCGCCGTCCACTAGGCGGTACACGTTGAGGTACAGGTCATCCGAGAGCCCATCAGGCGCCGGGATCGACACCACGGACTCGGCGAACGAGTCCGTGCCGCCGAGGACCCAGGACGACCAGGCGTACACCTCCTCCAAAGGCTCGTAGGTCATGACCGCCGGGCGGCCGTTCGCCGGCAACGTCACGTAGAGCGAGTCGGGCGTCTGCGCGTAGGTCGCCTCGAACGCTCCCGACTCCAGCAGATGGTCCGAGAAGATCGCGCGGTCCGGCGCGAGCACCTGGCGCTGCAAGATGTCCTCGCTCATTTCGTAGACGCGAGACCCCGAGCGGCCGACGGTGAGCAGCGAGTTGTTTACACGCACCGGGAGGATGAAGTCTCGGCTCCCGTGGAACCCCGCGGAGTCGACCTTGATGTTGCCGGGGCCGAACGGATCGAGCTGGTTCTGTTCACCGAGCAGCTTCTCGCCGATGGCCGTGCCGATGATGAGGCGCACGAACGGCACCAGCCACTTGATCGGGTCCGTGCGGTCGTCGTCGATGGTTACCGTGATCGCGGTGGAGAAGTCCACCAGCCCGTCTTCGTTGTACGGGTTGAAGTCGGTGAAGTCGCCGAGCACGGACGAGTAGAGCGTCTGCCCCTTCGAGAACCACACGCGCTGCTGGTAGAAAGCGACCGCGTCGGGCCACCCCTGCACCGTGCTCCAGGCGCCTTCCGCCCAGAACTCCGTGGCGTCGTCGGTCTTCGCGCTGTCGGGAATGTCGCTGTCGCTGACCACGGTCGCGGTCGCGCTCGTGGCGCTGGCGACTGCGGTGATTTCTAGGATCGCGTACAGGCTGGACTGGTACGTCCAATTGACCTCGCCATCCGACCGGCTGCCGCGCGTGTGCTGCGGCGCGTTGGCGCCGGTCGTCCCGCTGCCGTCGGCCTCGTAAATCTTCCCGTCGCTCAGCACGCGGTCGCCCGAACTGACGGATGTGTTGCCCGTCCAGCTTCCTAGGCCCGACAGGTCGTCCGCGAGCACCAGAAAGAACGCGCCGACGTGCCCGGCCTCGAACACGTTGGTTGACGCGGTGACGGTGATGCCGCTGCCGGTGAGCGCGCTGAAGCTCAGCTCCGTGCCGGTGTCGTTGAGCGGCAGGAACGGGCCGTTCTTGAACGGGAACGCATCGCGGTCGAACGCGGTCGGGCCGGTCTCGGCCAGGCGGCGGATCCGCTGCGGCGCGAACGTCGGCTCGGCGATGTACATGGTGTCGCCGGACTGCGCCCACTTGAAGTTGTCGAGCTTCTTGGCCGTGACCCACGGGGCGCCCGCGCCGTAGACCGTGGGGCTCGTGCCCGTGCGCAGGAAGTCTCGATCGTTCTGGTTGTAGATGGCGCGAAAGCTGCCGAACGTGGAGAAGTCGAGCACATACGCCTGATCCTGGGACACCACGAACGGGACCAGGCGATTCTCGCCGTTCTGCTTCCGAAGCCGGTCGATGAACACGCTGCCGCTGCGACGCACGACGCCGCCCTGGCGCCGAACGATCATGTTCTCCAGGGTGTCGCAGGCGTTGACGTACCGCGCCAGGTCAGACCGCCGGCGCAGCCGGGGGCTCCACTCGCCTCCGGTGAAGTTGGTCTGATACAGCGAGCGGTACGCCATCGCTACTTCCTCAGTCCAGCCAGCCGAACAGCCATCGCAGCAGTCGCCCCCACCAGCTCACTCGACGCGAAGGTTCGCCGGGGCCGGCAGGGGCACGCTGAAAGACACGGTGTTGCTCAGCACGGATTCGGACTGCCCGTCCACCGTGGCGAGGCCGCAGAGCCAGTTTCCGGCACCGAACGTGCCGCGTGGCGCCGTCCACGAGCTGGCGCCGTCGCCGTTCGGGGCCCACACCGTTTCAACGATCTGGTTGCCGGAGACCGGCGTGACCGGCGCACTCTGCGTGCAGTAGAGCCGGTAGGTGTACTGCTCGGGCGCATCGGTGTCGGGCATGCTCCAGGTGAAGCGGGGCTCCCACGGCAGGTCGGCCAGCGCCATGGGCGCAAGGCCGGAGAGCACGGCGAGCAGGATCAGGGCGGGCAGGTGCATGGTGCCTCCGGGGTCAGTAGGGGATGCCGTAGTCGCGCGAGCGTTGAAACACGTCGATGTCCAGCTCGCGGGTGCTTTCGCCTTCCATGGCGTCCTGGTGGCGCGCTTCGCGCAGGTAGTCCTTGTAGACGCGCCACAGCTCCTCGCGCAGCGAGCGGTCCCCCGTGACGCGATAGGCGCAGGTGTGCGCCAGCTTCGCGGCGAAGGCGTCCACCGCCAACGAGTCCCACACGCCGAGGTTGATGATGTCCGCGACGTAGAGGATCTGGATGGGGGAGCCGTAGTCCGAGAGCAGGTAGTCGCCCTCCTTGGACCAGGCCACCTCGCGCGGATAGAACGCGCGCAGGTTGAGGTAGTCGCCGGGCAGCCGATAGCGCGACGACCAGTCGAACGCCGGCGGCGTGGCGTCCACGGCCAGCTCGGCCCGCTTGATCGCGAAGTTCCAGTAGTGCGCGCGGAGCACGGCCCGGCGCTGCAAGTCCCACACCGCGTTGATGGCGCGAGCAGCGTCGTCATCGTCCGTGAGAGACGTGAGCGACGCGCCCTGACCCATCAGGGTGATGGCAGTGTTGGCGACTTCGATGTCGCTGGTGCCGGCCATGGTATCGCCGCCCTCCTATGCGAAGGCGCCCCGGCCCGCATACGCGAGACGGGGCGCCAGTGGTGGCGTGTAAACGCCTCGGCCGATCAGTCGATCATGTACTCCAGCGTCCAGCCGAACGTGGCGTCGTCGGTCGGGTTCGCATCGACCAGCGAGGCGTAGACCTCGATTTCCGGCATAATCGCTGGCTCGGCGGACAGGTCGGTGAACTCCCACAGCTTCTTGTTGAAGTCCGCGGGGTCGCTGACGATCTTCGCCGTGCCGGCGCTCGACACGTCGATACCCGCCTGGATGGCGTCGGGGTCCGTCGAAAAGTCGGAGCCCGTCACGGGGCGGACGCCGATGTCACAGGTCACGGAGGAGCCGAGGGCGTCCCACGCGATTTCCGAGAGCGCGCCAATGACCGCATCGCCCGGCAGCCGGGCGAGCAGGATGGTGTCGTCCTGCGCCCAGGTGACGCTGCCACCCTCGTCGGGGTGGCAGTCCTGGATGACGCGCTTGCGCGCGCCGCTGAACGACACGTCAGAGAGGTTCTGGACCGCTGCGTCGAGCAGGCCGGTCGTCTTGCTTCCGGTGTACTCTGCCATGGTTCTGGTCTCCTACTCAGGCAGCGATCAGGATTCGAGGCACTTGATCTCCACGACCTTCTCCTCCTGCATGCGGGTTGCCCCGATGCTCATGGCGAAGTAGGCGTACTGCGAGAACCGCTTGTCCGGGCGCGGAGCGATCTGCGCGCGAACGTCCTGGCCGATTCCGAGCTTGATGCCCGAGCGCGCCCATGCGATCACACGACGGTAGTCGTTGGTGTCCGTCAGCAGTCGCTCCAGCCGCTTGAAGCGGAAGCCCATGAAGGTGTCGATGCGGCCCTCGACCAGCGCCTTCACGCTGTTGAAGTCCTGGCTCGTCACCTCCGTGGTCTGGAGCAGGTCGGCGAGCTGCTGCGCAGACACGGCGATGTACCGCTCCTCGTCCGGGTCCACGTCGGACTGGTCGATGATGGTCTTCGCCTCGATCAGCTTGGAGATGGTCAGGCCGACGTTGCCGGAACCGGTGCCGTAGGTGTGGCTGTTCACGGCCACCTGCTGGTCGGACGGGAACGACACGGTCGTGGATCCGTCTTCGCCGGCGTAGGCGGTGCCGAAGGCGGCGTTGATGATCTCGTCGTCCATCCCGCGGCCCATGGCCCAGGCGTGCGCCTGTGCGTAGGAAGACGTGGGGTCGATCAGCGTCTTCAGCCGATCAAGGTCGTCGATCAGGTCGCCGGTCTCGTAGTCGTGCATGGCGACGCGCCGACGCGCGTGCGGGGTGCTGTTCAGCGGCGAATCGCCGTGCCGCTGCGTGACCTTGCGGGCCGAGACAGCGCCGATCTGGTCGAAGAATGCGGTCTTGCCGCGGATGCCGGTCTCCAGCGCCACGCAGTCGCGAAGCCGGGAGCCCTTCTGCTGTACCAGGAACTCGACGTTGGAGCCGTACTGCTCGACGAACGCCGTGGTGATCTCGAAGCTCATGGAGGGGTACTCCCTATGCAGCTCAGACGGTTAAACCCAAGCGGCACGGGCTACCCACTCACATGGACCCAGCCTTCGCTGTCTCGGTGCGCACCGGGCGGTCTTCCCCGCCTGCCACCGGACCGTTTACACGGCTGCCCGGATTTCTGCGCGGAAATTACCCGTTCAGAATCCAGTCTGCAATAGCGTCCGCGGCGCGCCGCCAGTCCTGAAACCCGTTGTTGGCGCACCAGGCCGGGTGGTCCATCACCAGCTTCATCGCCTCCAGGCGTGCCTGCTGCTGCTGCGTCAGGGACACCGGGGGCCGACCGGCCCCCGTGCCTCGTGCGTTGGACTGGCTCACCGCGCGCCCTCCTTGGCCGGATGCGCGGCATTGAACAGCCGGGTCATCTCGTCCACCGCAGCCTTGTGGCCGGGGTCATTCTCGTTGAGCCAGCGCTCGACGAACTGCTTGTCGGCCTTCAGCTCCTGGATACGCTCGCGCGCCGCCTCCGGGGTCAGGCGGCCCGAACCGCCGGGGCGCCCGCCGGCAGGCAGGCCAGGCTCCTGGAGCGAGCCGCCAAGCTCGGCGAGCATGCGGATCAGCATGGGGTCGTTCTCCAGGCCGTTCCGCTCCATCCATTCTTTGAACTCGTCGCCCTTCTTGTCGGCGACCTGCTGCGCGAGCGCCAGCTTCTCGTCGTACGCCTGGCCCCAATCCTGTTTCAACGCCTGCTCGGCGGCCTGGAACTTCTGCTCGGAAGCCTCGGACACGCTGGTCCACGCCTGCACCTCCAGGTCGTTCAGCGACGAGATGATCGCGTCCGCCTGGCGCTTGGTCAGGCCCTCCCGGTGGAAGATGTCGCGGAAGTGCTGGATGCGATCCTCGGACATCTCGGGCATGTCTTCGGGGCGCTCCAGCCCCTGCGGCATCCCGTAGTCCTCCGGCTTCTCGGGGGCGCCAATCTCGCGGAAGAACGCCTGGCGTTCCTCGTCGGTGGCGTTCTCGCCGAGGCGCCGGATGAAGTTCTTGGGGTTGCCCACCATCTTCTGCGCGCTGTGGAGCATGCGCGCCATGGTGTCGATGTCCGAGATGTTGGCGAGCGTCGGGTCGTTCTTCAGTTGCTCGTCTTCCAGCAGCTCGATCGGCTTCGTCTGCCGGAGCTGGTCGAGCGTGAAGGTGGTGGGCGCGCCCCCATCGGGCCCGCCGCCCGCACCACCATCACCCTTCTCGCCGGCGGATCCGTCTCCGCCTCCACCTCCGCCTGCGCCGGGGTCGCCCCCGTCGGCTTCGGCCTCACTCATGAACAGGCCACTCCAGTGTGGATTCCCCATCGTCCCGGCTCCTGCGATCCTGAGCATGTCGGATCATCTCCTCCATCTGTTGAAACACCTCGTCCACGGGGGCTTCCCGTCGGGCGAGAATGTGGAGGACCAGCGCGCGCCGGCCCTCTTTCTGCGCGGCACGGAGCGCCACGGCCATGCCGTCGTTCAGGTGGGTCGGTTCAGCGAACGACGGCGAGATGAAGCCGGCCTCGCGCATCAGGTCGCGCAACACCAGCTCACCGGACTCCCCCGAGAACACATCTCGGTAGGCTTGCAGCAGCTTCGCGCGCTGCCGCTGGTGCTCCAGCTCATCCACCCTGGAGCGCCTGCTGTGCCTGCGCGGCGTCCTTCAGCGCTGCCGCGGTTCCCTGGCTTCCCTGGATCGCGGCGCTCTGAGCCTGGGCCTGGGCGCGCTCCTCCCGCCGTCGAGCCACCTCGGACGGCGGCCGCATGATGACCGGAGGCACGTTGACCAGCTCGTTTCCGAGAAGCTGTGCCAGCTCATCCGTGTCGATGTTCTCCAGCACGGTGGGGTCGGACTCCGCGAACGGCGCGATCGTGTTCACGAAGCGCACGATGTCCTCCACCTCGCCGCTGCGCTGTGCTCGGGAGATGGCGGACTGGTAGGCAATTTCCACGGTCTCGCCGTCGAGCGCGGCCGGCGGCTCGGGCAGCAGACCGCGGCGCAGCGCGGACTGGAACGTGCGCTGGATGATCGGATCCAGCAGCTCGGGCTCCAGGCGCGAGAACAGCGGTGCCACGCGCATCAGCTTGTCCTGGCGGCGCTCCATGGTGAACGTGGCCTTCACGTTTACACCCGTCGAGTCCGCCGTGATGTCGAACACGTCGTTGTAGAACGCCTTGCGGATCAGCTCGCGCTCGGCTTCGAGCACGCTGTCGGAGATGTCCGGGCGCGCGCCGGTCTGGATCGGCTCGATGCGGCCTTCGTCGCCGGCGCGGTAGTAGTTGATCCCGCCGGGGAACGTGCGCACCGGCCCGAGGAACGAGTCGTCCGGCATCTGCAGCGGCGGGTCGATGGCCTTCTGCGCGGCACGGATGTACACCTCCCACATGCGCTGCATCATGCGGATGGTCGGGAGCATGCGGATGCCAATGCCGACGCCGTAGGTCTCGCCGGTGCGCACGGACAGCCGCGGCACCGCGTAGGGGAACTCGTTGTAGCCCTCCTCGCGGAGCACGTGGCCGCCGTCGCAGTCCATCACCCACACGGAGGCGAACGGCCGGTTCTGCGCGTCGAGCATGCCGTGTAAACGGTCTCGCCGCGGGTACACGGCGTGCACGACGGTGTACTCCTTCTTGCCCTCCTCGGCGCCGTCGCGCATGTAACGCTGCTGCGCCTGGGGCGGGAGCGCGGCCATGCCGAACTCCTCGATGATCCAGTCGCACTTCCACTTCGACTCGCGCATCACGGAGTCGATCACGCCAGCCTCGTTCTCGATGGCGACCACCTCGCCAAGGAACCGCGACTGGAACGCCATGCCGCCATCGCGCTCGCCCATGTAGAGGCACGACGTTCCGAGGCCGCCCAGGTCCGCGTAGGTCATGTGGAGCGCCGGGTGGAAGTTGCTTCGCGGGTCGTTGAGGATCCGGTACAGCTCGTTGTGCACCTC